AACGCCATACTCCGCCATTTATGCCCTCTCGATCTGGAAAATGAGATAAGCCGCTGCCGCAGGCTCAGTCCCTGCTGAGTAGTCGGTATCGCCTACTGCTGACACTGTTGCGGTTCCCCCTGAAATGGTGATCTTCCTCCGACTCGTTCCAAACTGATCACCGTTCATGACCTGAAAACAGGTAAGCCTGCAACCCGGTGGAAGCGCTACGGTGTAAGAGCCTGTTTTCTGGTTCTGGGCCAGTTGGAGATAGCCACAAATGCTGACAGGCTTAACGCCATAGTTATTTACATTGCCTGAGGCGTCCCATGTCTGAACACCATATTCCGCCATCCAGTCCTCCTGAAAAAAAAGAGGCCCCGTAAGAGGCCTCCCGTTACCATGTTCCCGTGATTCTCCCGATCTGCACCCTCAACACATTCCTGGAGTCCCGCACGCTGATTGTCTGGTTTGTCTGTTTCATGGACCCCTCACCAGCTGTCGAACCGTAGTTCTCAAACGTACCGCCCTTATCCAGCCTCCACCCGACTGAGCCAGCAACATAGTTATTGGACTGGATGTAGTTGCCGATCTTGGCGTTGCTGATGGTGCCATCACCTATCAGCGCGTCTCTGATGAACACCTGCCCGTTCTGGATAACGAACGGTAAGGTCACTGTGGCTCCGGCCTGGTGAGTGACGGCGAAGCGATCAGCCAGGAAGATGACCTGCGACTGCATGCCGGACGGCGTATTCTCTACACCGATCCCCATCCCTGCCGCGTAATACTGACCATTGCTGGATAACCCGACCTTGATGCTGTACATCGCCTTCAGGTCGCCATTGACGTTCGCAATGGCCTGCGCGTTGGTGGTGATCGCTGAAGTGTGCCCGTTGATGGTCGCCGTGATGCCGTTTATCTGCGTGGCGGTGGCCTGCTGGTAATCGGAGAACGTCTGGTTCAGGCTGTTGATGGATGCTTTATTGCCGTTCACGTCAGCCTGCAAGCTCAGCAGCGAACGCGCCGTTGCCTCCTTCTCGCTGACGATCACCTCATCAATGCGGTCCAGTTGCGCGCTGTTACCGGCGACCGATGCAGACACCGTTTTGCGCGCAGCCACCTGCGCCAGGTTGCCCTGAATAATCGCGATGGCGGAGTTCTTCACTCCTCCCGCCATGCCGTCCACAGAAACGCTGATGTTATCGATTCGCTGGCCCAGCGCGGTATCAGCAGTCGCAACGGTCTGCTCAAGCTTGCTCAGAGAAGAAGACACATCTCCGACCGTGCTCGACAGGTTTGTAACGCTGGTCTGAACCTTCCCGATATCCTGGGCGTTTTTGGCGATTTCCTGCGCCTGTTGCTCCAGTTCGTAGTTGGCCTGTTTGATATCGTCAGCCATGCCAGCAATTTTTTCATTGCTGTCCACCGCGTTCTCGATCAGGTCCTTGAACGTATCGGAACCTTTCATGTCCTCCAGGATTGCATCGGTGATATCGGATACATCGATGCTGGCCTGCCCGCGAACAAAGTCTGTATAACCTGATTCGTTTCCGCTGCGGTCCACCAGCTGCGCGCGGTACCAGAAAATTTGCCCAGCCTTAAGGCCCATCTGCTGATACTTGCGCTGCGGATAGGGTACATCTGCCAGCAGCATCGCATCGTCTTCGGTACCGGTCAGGCTGTACTGAATTTCCGTCTTCAGCGTGTCGTCGGTATTCGCCGGGAATCCCCAGCTCAGCTCGATACCGAATACCATATTATCGGAAGCGATGAAGCCGACCGGTTTCGGCGGATTGCCCACTTTACCGGTCAGCGTTTTCTCTTCGGAATAGCCCCACCCGGAAGAAATTTCTGCGGCATTGATGGCGCGTACACGTACCAAGTAGCGGCCGGCATAAATCCCCGGAACGTCGAATGACGTGGTGGAGTTGCGCGGCACGTTAACCCAGTTCCCGTCGTTGCGGCGCCATTGCGCTTCATAGGCGATAGCGTTCTGCGCCTGGTCCCAGCTTACGCGCATGGTTTCGACGCTGATATTCTGTTGCACCACCGAAAACGAACTGATTACGATGTTGTCTGGCGGTGACTGATTGCCCGGCGGGATCACGCTCACCGGCCGCTGGTCAATGATGGCTCCGGTATCAATGCGATCGAATTTATCCGGATCGTGATTTGCACCGACGATTGTGAACGTGCCGTCATTATTATCAGTTACCGTAATAACGCGATACTGCTGTGCGTAGAGCTCATCAGACTCAATGACCCATACGGCATCAGCCACAGGCGTTTCGCTGTAAGCGGTCGTAACGGTCACTTTATTGCCCGTAATCGACTGGATGGTGCGTGACTGCGCAACCCCTGAGGGCAGATTGATAATCATCCTGTCGCCCGAAGATGCATCCGGCGCCCTGTCCAGCGTCAAAACACGACCATTCACCGCCGAAACACGGCCGCCAAGGTCACGTCCGGAAAGATTTCGGTCGGCTACAGCAATTACATAGCCAGGCTGTGGAATGTTACCGTCTTCCCCTACATTGAAAGTAACAACGCGATCTTTGTTATTGGTGAGGATCCCCCATCGCCCCTTTCGGTTCGCCTCCGATTGCCGGGTACAACCAATAGCTGTTATCTCAAGTTGATTAAATCCATAACGCGAAACCAGCGCCTGTTCAAAAACAGGTTCCATCGCATCAGAATAGGCGTTATCGGGATCAGACCAGGATACGAGCGCATTGGTATAACGGTTCTTTGTGGTGCTGCTGGAATAGGTAAACCGGCCATCGATAACGTTCGCATGCGTGTATGTAAAATCAACATCCCTCGGCATGTCCGCCAGCGCCACAATCTGGTCGTCGCCCCAGTAGGTCATCCCGCGGAAGATAGCAGCAAAATCACGCAGGACCGTATAAGCGTCGTTGCGTTCCTGAATGTAGACGTTGCAGGTATAACGTGGTTCGGTGCCACTTCCGCCTTTGCCATCCGGCACCATCTGATCGCAATACTGTGCAACCTGGTAAAGTGTCCATTTGTCTATGTTCGCTGTTGTGAGACGATCCCCAAGCCCGAAACGGTCGCTAACCACCAGATCGTAGAATATCCACGCTGGGTTATCTGTCCAGGCCCATTTGAATGTCCCAAGCCACGTACCGCTATAAGTTCTTGTTTCCGGATCGTAAGTATCCGGTACGCGGATGACACGACCACGTGGTTCACAGGCAATTTGTGGAATAGAGCCATTGAACTGGCTGGAATCAAACTCGATGTACAACAGAGCTGTGTTTGGATAGCGCAGTTTGGCATCGATGACCTCTGTATAACTTTGGAGCGTCATCGTGTCGCCAATTTTGGCACTGTTTGCGTCAGCGGTAATTTTGCGCAGTCTGATGGTCCAGGTGCTGCCAGCTTTAGGTAAATCGATGCGATGGCTGCGTTCATAACCGGATGTGGTTTTCCCGGTCACATTAGTATCAAGGACCTTTTGCCAGCTACCACCGTCCGTCTGAAGCTCTACCACATAGTTGATGGAATATCCTACCAAATCCCCGTTATCCTGCTGTTTGAAAAGAGTTGGCCACTTCAGGCGCAGGCGAACCGCCGAAAGCTGCGTATTCGTGAAGGTATGCGTCCAGGCAGTTTCGCTGGATACTTCGGTACCGACGCTGATTTCATTTTCTGTGCCAGGTATCCCCTGAATGTAATCCTGAGCCTGCGTCCCTGGGCGAAACTCCCACGTGACGCCGCTGAAGTTTTGAGAGCCGTCAGAATTCTCCAGCGCCGTTCCGTCCAGGTAGATATCTTTCGCCGTCAGCTGCCCTGCAAACTCCCCCTCTCCCAGTGCCACGAGGATTTTTGCCTTTGCTACAGATTGCAAATCATCAGGCTGTTCGGTAGGAGTTCGGGAACTTGAGCTGCCGCCCTTGCGGCCCTTTATAGCGATTGCAGTTGCCATATTACGCCCATAAAAAAAGCCACCCGAAGGTGGCTTATCATTGCTATTGACTAGTACCAGTCTGAAAAGGTGTATCGGTTCCTTGCCTCTTCAATACTCATGCCCGTGATTTGTGAAATAATAGTAAAGTCAGGAGGCACTACAGGCTTCATGCAGGTTAAATACATAGGTCGTTTATTTTTCACTGCAATCATCTTAACGCCTCGCCCAACCTTTGATAGTTCTATATTACTTTCCGCAATCTTAGGAAATTCAACGACAAAAGAGTCTAATTCCTTTAACACATTATCTGTTAGGCATATTATTTTTTCAGTTAAATCTATATACTTTGCAAGTCTATTATAATCTATAGTCTCCAATATCACATTTATGGGCAAACTCATTCCCCCCATAGGATATTCTTGGCAAAGCTCGGTATGTTTATCTGTTAATTTTTCTTTTATTTCGATATCAAGCATGGAACGAGTTTTGAGCAAGTCCATGATATAATTGTAATTATTAACACACGCTCCAAGACGATTATAATTTCTCCATGACTTGCTCATTTCCTCATCAGAAGGGTAGTTTCGCTTTCGTTTTAAGATGTTATGTTTGATATACTCATTCCATCTTACATAGATACTTTTGTTGGCAGTCGGTATATTTTTAATAAATGACATCGATGATAAGTCGACAGAGAATTTATCCTCCCCTAATATCATTGCAGGGAAAGATAATGCTCGCATTATCGGATCTGTTGAATGTAGATTGCAGTAGTTAGCTTTTATCCCTATTAGTTGATTAAGAGCAGTCAATGCAGATGTGAAAATTTTCGTGGCAACAGAAAAATTTTCTTTCTCATTCTTATTTCTTTCTTGTCTTTGATTAAAGTAATAAGCACATAAACCGCCAAGTAACGCAGAGAAAAAAGACATTAATACTGGAAAAAGATAATCTTTAACAGTATCAGAATTTTGTTTTAACTCTAATATTGATTGAGCAATCAACTGCGCATCATGATGCATAATGTAACCTTTCAGTATTAAACAATTACATAGCATCTTCTACATAAATTCCTCCAGAAGCAATAGCACCACCTATGCGGCGCCGACCATACAAGAGTGGTACAGGATTGCCCTGGGCTGTCGTGTTTGTTACTCCACCAAAGGCGTAGCTGGCCTTGTTGTCCGCCGATTGCTTGCTGGCGAGCCCAGTTGTCTGCGGAGATAGCATCTGGACTACGCCACCAATCGCCATTGATGCCCCAATCCCCGCCACAGCTCCCCATCCACCAGCGAAAGCGGTACCACCAATCCCGATCGCGGCCCCTCCCGTGACAAACGCAGCAACAGCGACAAGGGCAACCCCGAGAATTGTCTGAAAGACCCCGGCTCGCTTACTGCCGATAATCACCGGCGCGATGCGGATTTCCTCTGTGCTCCTGTCCATACTGAGCTCATCGTGTAAGAGGTTTCGTTTCCCGCTGAATACCGCATAAGTTAAACCTCGTTGCTTACTGGTATTCAGGAAACGTTCAAAACCCGGCACGATAACGCTCAGGGCGCGGATGGCCTCTTTTGGTGAAGCTACTGATAAACGATATTCACGCCCGAAGGTGGCACCTAGCACGCCGTACAATCGAATTGTGCGGACAGGCTCACCATTGAGTAATGCAGCCATTTTTCCCCCATAAAAAACTGTCACAGGCGGTTATCAGAAACAGTCTTTAAACCGCAATATTTTCATTGTGCGCTCAAGCCAATAACCGCCATAAGGAACGCGCTGGCTCAGATGCCCATAAAGGTGATGCAGTAGCATGTTACCTTCCAGCAGAATCCCCGCATGATTCCACTTATCAGCCTGAACCTGCATGATCACCATATCGCCAGGTTTCGGCGGCCCGTCGAATTCACGGAATCCGCACTCGTACCAGCAATCCTGATAGAAGTTGTCAGGATAGTCGTTTTCCCACCAGGGATAATCAACCCGGTAATCGTGGAGTTCGATACCATGCGTTTGCCGGAAATAGCTCATTACCAGCCCCCAGCAGTCGAAGTGACCAAGCACAAAAGGACGCTCCAGCAGCGGCAGCTCTCCGCGCGGCTGAATGGTGCGTAAATCCCCCTCTGGCCAGCTCACGATATGCCAGGGTAAAAGCGTTGAGTCGCATTGCGCTTTATCCAGTTCGCTCGGCTGCGTAGTGGCGTCAGGGTGGCTGTGAACGATGGCGATCACCGTACCCCAGTCCTCAGCAACTGCGTAATCTTCCGGGCAGAGGACAAAATTTTCCTCCGGCGCCGCGGCAAGATTCCGGCACGGAAAATAACGTTCAACACGGCTTTTTTGCGCCACCACACCACAGCACTCACGAGGATATTCAGCGGCAGCATGCGCCATAATCGCATCAATAGTTTTCTGACGCATATCAGCTCCTGATCAGCGACGTTCCCGGGAATCCACCAAACGAGAGTTGGTTATTTTCGCCGAACCGAAGTTTGCAGGCCGTCAGCGTGCCGTTGCATTCATCCAGTGACGGATCGCTTACCGGGTTGTTGTTTTTGTCGAAATAGCGCGTACCGGCATAGTCGCAGCCGTCGCCGGTGCGGTACTTATTGCGCATGCACCAGGTACACAGGGAATGAAGCTGCCGCGTGGGGATCATCTTACCCTGCAACGACATCGGGCTATCGAGTACGAATTCGATACTTTCGCCCGGAATTTCGCTGCTTTTGCCATCGATGTAAAAAACTCGTTTTCTGACCTGTTGCGGATCAGCTGTTGCGTTACCTGCGGGGAAGTTCTTCGCATCGAGATAATGTGAATAAGTGTCATGGATAGTGACTTTCGCCTGTAGCATATCGTCATAAGCAAGGCACAACGATGTAATCTTGCTATCGATATCTGCAACCGTCAGCGTTGGCTGGGCGCTTTTGCCGTCTGTGGAGGCTTCAAGCCCTTCAATTTGATACGGCCAGGCGGCATATTCTTCCCCCTGCCACCAGATACTTTTCGCCTTCAGCTTTGATTCATCGCCACCAGCGGCAGCGATTTCTTCTTCTGTGTGCGGGAGGTTGTACGCGTGAAATCGCAGTACATCATCCACGCCGAACGTAGAGCCATCAACTTCGATAAGACGGACTTTGTTGCCGGGCTCAAGGCTTTGATAGTCTGCTGTAATCATGGTGCATAAGCCTGTTTGAAGGTTGCAGAAATGGTCATGACTTTGCTGGATAAGGGCTGAGACTTGATTGATTCGGCCTCAATCCGGTAGAGCCCAGTTTCGCCAACTGGCGATGTCCAGATGAATGACTTGGTAACGTGAGAACGAAAGAATTTAAGGGCCTGGAGCATGTCCGCCTTTTTCCCCGTGAGTGTGACAGGCCATGACTGTTTTTCAGGGTTAATGCCTTCCCCGGCGATCTGCTCATAGCCGTCGCCAAAGGTTGCAGAGCGCGTTTTAAGGCTGAACGACCCTTCCATTCCCGCCTGTATCTGTGTTCGCCAGGTGAATGTTTCGATTGCCAACTTTCCTCCGGGTATAAAAAAACCGCCGAGGCGGGTTTAGGGTAAACACTGTGAAGTAACTTGATACATCACTCTGTTGAAAAAACACTAAATTAACAATAAGCTAACCGCGTTTCTTATATAAAATTACTTTTTTAAATGTTAGGTACAGTCTTTTAACAATCTTCGAAATTGGTGCTACTGATGAATAATCATAGATAAGCATGTCATTCTAGAGCAAAACGTGTTGACGCTTTCAAAAATGTCGCTGAGAATAAAAGCTGATTTTTTTATGTAAGAACACTGCATGACCATTAAGCGTATTGATGTGTTACTTCTCAGTTGAGCATTCTCAGGCCGATCATGTTCAAATTTCTAAAACAATACGAAAAGTAAAATCCCCCTGCTAATTTCAACAATATTAATAAGGTAAGTAATGTACAAATTCGATAGAGAATTGCAAAAATTTATCCTTCAAAAATGCATTGATATTTATCCAAACTATACCTTTTGGAAACAGTTTCCTCCTGAAATCATGAATTATGGGGATGATGTCCTAAGTGCCAATATTATGTATCTGTCTGAACATGGTCTTATAGCTATACGAAATAGGACCAGCGATGACCCATACTCATTTCTAGATAATATGCGAGCAACCCAAAAGGGTATTGACTTCATCCTGAACGATGGTGGGCTTTCAGCAATTTTGAACGTCACAACTATAAAGTTTCATCGCGACGCCGTAGTCGTACTTGAAGACCTGATCGCAATATCCAATATGAGCGATAAAGATAAAGAGGAAGCAAAATCAACTCTGAGTGAGCTATCCTCAGAGGCACTGAAAACGGTGGTACAAACCGCAATTACCGCTGGCTTAGCAATACTTTCCTCTCATTAGACCCACGAAGCAGGTTATCGTAATTTAGTGGCATTCCAGATTAGCCCCCCAGGTTGCAACTGTTTGGCAATCCCAGCACGAACAGATTGATCGATGGTCTGTTTGTAAGCCCGTGAAATAGCGTCGTTGCTGCCTGAAGTCTGCTGCTGAGAGTTCTGGTTTTGAACGACTACAGACGTTTGAACATTTACGTCACCAGCAGCAGGAGATTGCAGGCCATACATTGGTGCCCGACCAACGTAACCACCATCTGCATACCCTTGTGCCCCCCGCATAAGCGCATAAAGATTACCGACACCCAGCGCACTGGTCGCTTCCTTCGTAAACACAAACTCACCACCGTGAACAACGCCTTTCGGTTGGTACTTACCACCATCACCGATGTAGCCACCGCTATCGAATCCCGGCACCAGACCGCCACCAGAGAAACCAAAAAACGCCCCGATACCCGTTCCACCAAAGGCTGACTTCATTCCATTAACCAGAGCCAGTTGCGTCAGCATCTGGGCGATGCCCTTCAGGAAGGTAGTCAGGAAGTCGGAGAAGTTAGATTTACCAGTAGTAAAAAAGTCGGTGAGCGTGCTGGCCATCCCGGTGAACGCATTGCTGGTAATCGTCTGCACCTGCGAGTAAACATTGGTCGTGCTGTCCTCAAATTCAGCCCAGCCCTTTTTCGCGCCAGTCAGCCAGTCGCCACGTAACCGATCCTCAGCATCATAGTAATCATTCGCCGCTTTTAGCTGCTTCTGATATCCCTCGTCGTCAAGCGTGCCGCCGAAGTTGATCCAGCCAGCGGCAAGCTGACTTTTCGCGAGTTCACGTTGTGCCTGACGGTCACTCATCCCGGCACCGTTCACTAATGCAGCCTGCTTCTCTGCCATCTGCGTGACGTATTTCTGCGAGGTATCCATTCGCTTGTTCAGCTGTTCCTGTGCGGTAATCTGATCACCTAACAGGGCTTTCTGCCGTGCCAACTGAAGCACCTGGTCTTTACTCGCCAGCAGGGATTGTTCCTGCTTTGTCAGTGAACGTGAACGCGAGGCCTCCTCCAGCACCTGAAATTTCGCTTCAGTCGTCCACAGGTCTTTGCGCTGCTGGCTGATAGTGTCGTTCAGCCCTTTATGCTGCTGCAGCGCGCGTAACTGTGCCTGAAGCGCCAGTAGCTCGGCCTGGGCAGCATCCGTGCTGCGATCGCCAGCCGATAAAGTGCCCTGCTTTCCGGTTTTGGTCTTTTTACCAAAAGAAGCGACTCCTTCACGATCCTTCTTGGTGGTTGCGGTACTTATCTTTCTGGTCGTATCGAGGTATTTACCTGCACTGATATCAGCCGCATCCCAGTCTTTTTTCAGCTGAGAAACGCTGTCGCCATAAGCGCCGGCCATTTGTTCGTTGTAGTCCTGCCATCCCTGCAAAGTATCTGTTTTCGCCCAGTCGGGAACGAGGTTAATCGCGGCAGCGATAGAGGAAGAAATGATCTGGTTCAGCTTCTGGAAAACGATCGCAACGCTGTAATAAATTGCGTTGAATTCCTTCAGTGTGTTTGATGCCAACTCAGCTACCCACTGACCGATACTCTGCATGGCCTCAGACGCCCAGCCCTTGATATCCAGCCACAGGCGACCAAACGGTGTCAGCGAGTCGTAAGCCTGCTCCCCACGTTTTGCCATCGTATCGCCAAACAGGTCCATAGCCTGCGTAACGGCCGCGGTCTGGTCCTTTTGCTTTATCAGATCGTCAACATGCTTAAGTTGTGAAACGGTCAGGAAATTATATTGTTCGTTGAGACTCTGCAGAGCTTTAACAGGGTCTTTTTCGATGTCCTTATAGGCTTTGGCGATGTCCTGCGCCGAGACTATACCGGTCTGAACCGCCAACGCCGTGGAGCCCGCTGCTTTTTCAAGTTGCTGCTGTGTCAGCGATCCCATGCCAACCAGCTCAGTCATCAGACCCTGAACGTTTCCTACAGTAGCTCCAGTAGAGGCAGCAATAGACTGGGAGGAAGCCATGATCTGGAGCGCTGACGTGCCGGCAATGTTGCCAGTCCTGATAATGGCCTTGTTGATTTCGTCGTAGGCGGTGAAGTAGTCCGATCCCGCTTTGGCCGCAATCAGTACAGCACCGGCCAGGCCACCAATTGCGACTCGGGCAGGGGTCACCATCGACAACATCGCTTTCAGCGCATTGCCTACACCGCCAAACGAATCACGGAGCTGACCGCCCTGCTGAATGGCAACCATATAAACAGGCATACCGGAAGCCAGTGAGGTCACAATGTCGGTAATTTGCATCGGGAGATAACGCATAGCATTACGGTATTGCCCCGCGCTGATAGCCCCAGACTTCCACGCTTCCTCCTGCTCTTTCAGCTTTGCGATCATTGGTGCAGCACGATCGGATACGCCGAGTTGGGCAGCTTTTAGCTCTAACAGTTCTGCGCGCGTTTTTCCGATTGCTGTGACCTGCTCCTCCAGCGAATCGATAAAGGTTTTGCCCGCCGCAGCTGCACGCTGCGCTGCCTGAGCCTGTTCAATGCGAGCCCGCCCCTCTGCGGTTTCAGACTCCATTACCTGTGCCAGTTTTGCCCGCGTCGTCTCAAGCACGCTGTTGTAACGAGTAAAGTCCTCGTCTCCCACCAGCCCTTTACCGCGAAACTTCGCCAGGCTCTCCTGGATAGTGTCCAGTTCATCCAGTGCCTTGTTTACCGGGCTGATTTTATTCAGCAGGTTCTGCAGTTCCTGACGCTGCTGCTTCAGGCTTTCGCTGTTTTTCTTCTGGTTATCGATACCGGTGCGGAACGTGCTGTTCAGGTCATCCGCTTTGCCTGCCGCGGCGGACGCGGTCTCCTGAAAGCGATCCAGTGCCTGGTTACCGCGCTCCAGCTCAGTGGTATTTACGCGCAGGGAAATCGTGGCGATATCGTTACTCATTCCGCCCTCTCTTTATGCATAACTTTTAGTGCGGCGCTCTCCATGATTCGGATGTCCGAAAGTGCGGTTGCCTCGTCCTCGACGTGGTGCAGGCGCATCACCCAGGGCAGCACGTTGTAATCAAGCCCTGATGCGCCTCCCATGCCCGTGCGCCACTGCGTGCTGACAGCCTGAAACACCAGGAATGAAGGCCATACATCTGGCCAGACGTCGATGTATTGATCGTCGTAGTCATCCGGCGTAAGCCCATAGGGCGCCAGGTCTGCCGCTGTGGGTTCAGGCGTATAGAATGCAGAGGCAACCGCTATCAGTTTTTTTCGCGCTGCCCCATCAGTTCGCGATAGTAGGTTTCAGGGATAGCCTTCATCGCCGCCGGATAGTTTTCCAGCAGCACCGACAGGTTTTCTGCGTTGAAAGCATCGGGAAGTGCCCAGCCAGAAATGATTTCCATCAGAAAATCAGTGGCGGTTTTGCCTTCCAGTTTTTCCAGATCAGCCAGCTCTTTAAGTGGCTTATGATTGAACGTGAAGGTCAGCACGCCATCCTCATCGCCGGCGCGCGGGATCGAGACGTTGGCCTTAAAAGTTGGTTTGGGCTGGAGGGTGAATTTGGTAGCCATCGTTGCCTCTAAGTGAAAGAAAGCCTCCATGCAGGAGGCTCAGATTATCGCTATGCCTGGCTTATGCCGCAGCGCCTGTGATTTTGTAGAACGTCATCGCTGGCGATTGCAGGTTCAGCACGACGCTTACCGTTTCCACTTCGTTCACCGCCGTAGTCGGTGTGTCGTCAAAAGAGGCCGTGGCCGCCCAATAACGGTTCTCCTTCGCCTTCGGCACGTACATGTAAGCCGCCACGGTCTCTTCGTCTTCGTCCAGCTGGCGCAGCAATGGATATACCGGGAGCGTGGAGTCATGCGCGATCGAGTAGGTCTGCGAGACTGCGGATTTATAGGTGTTCAGGTTGCGCTGGCGATCGTCGCTGAGGAACTGAATCTGCGTGGTGTTCTGATCACCACCGGATTTCGATACCTCAGTGATTTGTGGCAGCTCGGTCCATTCTTCAATTTTGCGAATAGAGCCGGAACCGCCACCCGCCGCGTATTTGTTTTTGTTGGTGGTGTTGATGTTGCGAAGAGTGACAGCATTCTCCGCAATCGCGTCGATTTTCGCGATAACGTTATCAATACCCGACCATTTGCAGTTCACGTGAACGATATCGCCGACCGCAATATCGTCCGCGGCGCTGACGGTGATCACCGTGTGCTCAGCATTCGTCGCGCCGGTGAAAGTAATGGCCGGGCCGTAGCCCGACGCCAGATAAACATGAGCGCCGTTAGGCAATGCAAAGCCCATAATGGTTTCTCCTTCAGAAACAAGATAATCGGCGTTAAGCCGGTCAGGTGTGGGATGTCAGAGAGGGAATCAGCTGGTAATGTCTGCCCGATAATTCAGGCTGACAGGAACGGTGTAGGACACAGGTGTAGGGACGCCGCGGAATATGCCAGGCGCGCTGCTAATCCAGCAGGTAAAGTCTTTGCCTGCAATTTCCTGCCCCTCGGGGAACAATTCCGCCACTCTGCTCGCCAGGGCAACGACGGAGGTACGGCCGGAGCCGGCTGGCGCCACGACATTAACCTGGTACACGCCAGAATAAGTCCGGCAGCGCAAGCCGAGATCGATTGTTCGCGGCGTAACGGGCATATCGTGAACGGCCAGGTACATCTCGTTAGCAGGAGGTGTGAACGGCACGTTCTCCCATGCAACCGAAATGCCCTCGGCATCAGCCCAGGTACCCAGTCTGGCGGCCAGTGCAGATGCAATATCAGGAATCACTTAGTCACCTCCCTGACAGCTTCCTCAAGGAAGCGTTGAAACTCAGCTGCAGTTATGCGGACCATGCCGCCCGGAGCCTGTGTTGAATGCCCCATTTCAAGCGGGTAGGCATAGGGCACGTTGTTGCAGAAATAAATGGCCTTCATCCCGACCTTGAAGAGCGACAGCGTGTAGTTCCCGGCCGCTTTGGTCAGGTTGCCGGTCTTGTCTATTCGCCCTGTCTCGTCAGTCGTTGGCGCATCAAAGGACACCTGCCAGTTACCGCGAAAGCGTCCGCCCGTATACCCCGGCGGTGCTTTGATATCCATCCCATCCACCACCCGGGCTTTTTTCTTCAGTCGCCCGGTTTTGGTCAGGTTATCGGGATTGGCCCGCTGCGCCTCATTGTGATCGTAAACAGCGCGATTATAGGAAACGGCTGTCTGGTTAACTTTCCACAATTCCGGGTTGCCCACTGGGGACATCACCACCAGTTGGTTAAGAATTTTGATTCCGACGGCGCGCACCACTGCTTCCTGATTCGTTTTCGCCTTATTAACGAAAGCCGTGATTTCAGCCAGGAAAGCCGCGTTCTCGCCCATGCTAAGCCCTCAGTTGCGCTTTGTAGCAGAGCACCAGCACGGCAGGTTTTACCGGATTCGGTTTGACAACACGGTACGCTGTGCCATCAATATCAACCACATCGCCGATTTTAATTTCCTGCTCTGACGTAAAAACGATCTGCACGTCGCCGTTGACGATGACCGTTCCATCAATTTCGCCTGGCGCGTATTCGGTCTTCACGCCCACAGCAGTAAAACGGACCGCTTCAGTTTTATGCTCAACGCCGCCGATAACCGTTACCGAGCCTTTACGGGTGACGTTGTACGTCGCGCCGTTCTGCCTGAGCATGCGGGTCGTTCTGGCCTGCATACGTTGGTAATCAATCGCCATATCAGGCCCTCTCTGCAAATGCATTGATGGCGTAACCACGACCACCAGCGAGGTCGCCCAGCAGCGCCATAACGGCAGGATAGGAAGGGGTGAAGACTTCACCATCGGCAACCGCATAGGTTATGGTAACGGCGCCTTCGACACGTTCGGTTTTAACCGCGGACTCACGAACGCTTGAAAGCAAATCGCCATCAATTGCCTCGATAGCCAGCATGCATTGTGCGGTGATAACCTGCCGTGGCACCTGGTCGGGTGGGAAGTCGTGTCCATCCAGAATGACATTTGCGCGTGGCCAGGCCAGAGGCTGTCGAGGGTCTGCTTTGGAACCTACCCAATCAAGCCCTTCCAGGTAGTCCATCGCCTTAATCAGTAACGGTGCGAGCTTTTCAGGCAGCTCAATCCCTCTCAGCGCGGCAAATGACGCCAGTTCATCTTCGCTGGCGTAACTGTTAACGTCAGCGGCGGTGATATCAGTATTAATCATCTGAGCATCCGGTGAATGGGGCTTACGCCCCATCGATTAGCCAGCTGCAGGTGCGGTGAAGGTGATTTCCTCACTCGATTTAGCAATACCATCAACAGTACCAGTGACTGTGAAAGTACCTGCCATATCAGAGGTAAGTTTGACCGTTGCCCCACCAGCAGAGCCGGTTTGAGAACTGGCAGTGCTGAGCGTGCCGCCGGTTGAATTCCAGGCAACGGTTTTGCCGGAAACACCTGCGCCGTTTAGCGTGTACTTAAGGGAAATGGTGACCGCATCGGTGCTGTCAGCGGTTGCGGAGGTTTTATCCGCTGACAGCGTTACTCCCCCGCTGCGGATCCCAGCTTAATCAGCACGCCAGCCGTAGATTTGTTACTGGTGAAGTGCTTCTTCCAGTTACCAGCGGTGCCGATTTTGGTCAGGTCCGGGTTATCGCCTTTGGAGGTATCCCAGCTGTAACCCAGCAGGTCGACATTCACCACGCCTTCAGCGCGGTATCCGATAGCCAAGTTTTCCTGGTCGTTGATGTCGTAGGAACGGAAGCCCGGCGCCTGAGACTCGGTGACGGTAACCGCTCCGGCCACCAGCCCAAGGATCGCATCAACGTCCATGGTGTCGGTAACCAGCACAGGTTTACCCAGGGTGCCTGGCTGCCCGCCGTATACCACCACGCCCGCCTCTTCGTAGATTTTGTTGGCGATCGCCTCATCCACGATGTCGAAGTAGGTGGCGGAGTGCATAACGAAGAGCACCACACGGTTGAACTTATCGCCGTACTTCCGCAGGCCGCGCGTAAGGGTTTTCTTACCGTCGGTCTCGATGTCGGCGGTTACCACCATGTCAGCATTGGCGCCAATTGCAGCCGTCAGCGCCTTCAGGCCGTACTTCACGTAGCCCTCAAGTGTCGCGTCAGCCACATCAGTGCCGATTACTTCGGAGAACTCGTCAACCGAGCGGCCGCGGCGTTTAAACGCTTCTTCGGTAGTTTCGTATGGACCGTATTTCCACGGCGCTTTGACAGACACGGCTTCACCGGCGCCAATCTTCTTGCCCGTCACTTTATCGGTGGAGTTCACGTCACGCGATTCGATAGAACCGCCCACCCTGTAGAAGGCTCGCTTGCGGAAATCACCTTCAATCAGCTCGTTATCCAACAGAATCGCCCCGTTGGAAGAGGCGTTAAAGATTGCCTGGTTATCCTGTCGGCGCTCAAGGAAAGCGGTCTGCGCCAGGTCGTCATAAATAATCAGGTCACTATTAACAGTGGTAGACATGGGTTAATCCCTTATTTCGGAAGTTTGAGGAAGGCCTGCTGGCCATGCTTGCGGATGTAGTCCGCTTTGTCGCTGGCGCTCATTTCGGAACGTTTCAGGCTGCCACCGCCGTTTGGTTTGTGTCCGCCCGCGCCGGTGCCTTCTGCGCGTGGGAACAGATGCGGAGCCGTCTCCTTGAGAGACTCCGCCCACTCCAGCGGGCTTAGTGGCGTTTTGCCGTCTTTACCGAACAGAACATCGCCATTTGCATCAACTGCTACGGCCTCGCCTTCGTCGTTGAGCTGGAATGTGCCTTTGGCACGCAGAATCAGATCGTCAGATGCTTCCGGCAGCGCGCCTGTCATCGCGGCTGCAGCTCGGATTGCATCACCCAGGACGCGGTCCCGGAATTTGTTGGAGAACGCTTCGGCTTTGTCCGCGCGGTCATTTGCTGCTTTAATCTTTTTATCGACATCAGCACGCAGGCGCTCGGTGCGCTTATCGAGCACCTCATCAATTTTTCCGGCGGCGATAAGCTTCGCCTCTTCGTCGTCAGAAAAACGCTGCAAGATGCCGCGCACCGCGTCTGGATCGATACCTTCAAATCGGGACAGGTTTTCTTTCTGCTGTTTAATGGTGCCCAGCAGTTCGCTATTTTTCGTTTTGAGGCCAGTGACTTCACTGGTCACACGCTCATCAATCAGCTTCTGGATTTCAGGAGTGATTTCGATACCACCGCCACCGCCGCCCTCTCCGCCGCTTTCAGGTGCGTAATATTTCAGAAGCATATTTCGAATTAACATAATTTCCCCTCGGGATTTTCGCGGGCCTCGCCCATAAAAAAGCCCCGGCGTATGCCAGGGCGTGGAGTAAGATGTGATTGTTAGTTGTCTGTGCCTGAGAGCTGCATCAGACGTTCCAGGCTGATCCATTCGCCTTTGTCAGTGAACATATCAGCCAGGTCGATTTCACCCGCGCGGAACAGACGGCCACGCTCGGCACCCAGAACCTGATCCTGTCGTTGTGCCGGCTGCCGCGCGAGCCATTCTAGATATGATGTTTTTCCCGGTACCTGTCCATCCATGCTGGCACGAGTCCCCTCGTCCATCTCGTCGATATCGATGCCGAGTTCGCGCCACGACTTGAGAATCAGGGTTTCAGTAGAACGACAGCAGAAATGAATCCTCCCGGGTCCCTGCAGGTAAGGCACCTTATGCCCGACCGGTTTGTTATCCAGGGTGTAACGCAACAGGTCACGAATAATGCAGTCGTGGCTGGTTTTATTGTCCAGCGTAGATAGCCACTGTTTGCCTTTTACGATATCGCTGTTGGCGCTGGTGAAGTTGTTGCGTGCTGTGGCAGCCAGATGATTCACGGCTGTTTTAGCGATGCTGGCAGCGTTTGCCCTGCTCATCTGCAGCGCGCCGTCGCGATAATCTTTATTGGCGTGGCCGCGAACACTGCGCGCGATTGTTTCTACCGTGTCGCCGGCAAGATACCCTCTGCGGACGGCGTTCACTATCCGTGCCAGCCTGTCCGATTCCAGATTCTCCGCCCACTCACTCAGCAGCCTCCCCTGAAAGGGCTGCGCCATTGCTGCGGCATACACCATATCGGCGGTGATGCCCTGCAGCGGATAGTGAGACAGGACCTGTGAAGGCAGAAGGGAATCGAACAGGCTCAGCTGGTAACTGACCTCATTTCTGGAAAGCGCAAGCAGTTCCCCTTCCAGCCCGGACTGCATTGAAGCGACAGCCTGATGGTTAAGTTCGCGTACGCTGCCGAGCAAGCTTTCCAGACGTCTAACCGTGAAGCTATCAGCCGGAAGCCGATCCAGTGCATCCAGCAGACGGGCAGATAGCTCTGCGTCAGTCTCGTTAAGCAGCTTCACCATCCGGTTTGCTACCCCAGTGGCGTAGCGGCTTAACCAGATGGAATGTGCGATCGACTCATCGCGCAGGCTTTCGTTTACGGTTGCCATATCAGCCCCCGGTCAGCGTTGGAGCCTGATTGCGAAGCGTATCAATAACCTCGTCCGGACTGTCGGCCGGGTCAATGAGATCGAGCTTCTGTAGTGCTCGAATCATATCGCTATCGCGCAGCGCACCGGACTGCCAGGCGTTGACGATTGCCGTCACCATGCCCGACTCGGCAACCTTCGCAATGAATTCCTGGTTAATCGTGTAGCTCGTCGATTCGCCCTTGATACCCAGGTATTTCGCACACCATCCCAGCGCCAGCGTATAGGCCTCAGAAACGTTTGAGACGCAAATACCGAGCACTGATGTTGAGGATGTTTGCTCACCGCTCGCCTGGGTTGCCGTCTTCGCCGTGGCGTTCTGCTCAATCAGTCGGGCTCCCAGTTGCACCATGTAATCGCGCTTGCTGTCCATGGCCTCTTTAGCCAGCATGTTGGGCTGCGCCTGGGCGTAACCAAACGAGCCTTCTTTGGGAAGCAAAAGCGGTGATCGAGAACCAATTTTCACGCCCTTCTTCTCGAGGTGGTCGCGCCAGTTGGTATCTAGCCCGGTCATATACGGCTGCACCTGGCCACAGAACCACACGCTGTCTTCATAGTCAGCACTGTTACGGTAATGACCGTGGTTTATTTCCACCAGCGCAGCCAGCGGAGAGTCATCGATAGTGGGATCGTTGTTCTGGGCGCCGACAAAGGTAAACGGAATTTCATCCCAGTAGTCCTTTCCTTTGGGCTTAGGATGATATTCGCTGTCGACGGTGTAGGTTCCGCTTGCTGTGCCACCTGCCCGGCGCCATACGCGGCATATGAACCTCCCTTCTTCCAGCGCCAGCTCGCGGTACTGGATTTCATCCTTGTAAGCGTAACCATCCGGCTCTTCTACGCATTCGCGCAGGACCACCAGCACCAGCTGATCGCGTCCGTTAATACGCTTTGTTCTCCAGTTGATGATGTTCTCTGCCGGATAGCGGAGGATGATCGCCTCATCGGAGGCTTCAGCGTAATCGACGTAAATGCCCTCTCGCGCAACCTCCAGCACGTTCTCGGTCACCAGCTGCGACTGCTGGTAAATACTGGTGCCGGCCCCGTCAGCATTGTCCAGCAGGTATTTCAGCTTTTCAGGACCGTTAAACGTGGGGTCCTTGCGATACGCCATTCCAAGCATGCCGATCTTCGTATTGCCGGCAATGGCGTAGAACACAGCGCGGCTCAGATAGTCCTCATTACGCTTTTTATTGCGTAATGATTTCTCGGTTGGGTCGAGATACGGCAGATACTTATTACCTGCCCCTTTTACGGCCTCGGCCCCTTTGCAAAAGTCCCTGTATTTCCGCCAGGCAGCAGAAGCCGCCCGGTGTTCTGGTCGAACCCAGGTGATGTCGTCGTTTGCCATATCAGAAAGTGGTGTCCATGGTGATTGAGTATGCCGGTTTCACGATCGGGTAATCCTTCACGATGAAGTACCCACCAGCATCATTGGGGTGATCGTTATCAGCTGATTTGTCCGGTTCGCCATTGGCCGCCCAGATTTGCTGCTCGAGGCTCTCGGTGTAAACCGGGCAGTTCTGGACGTTCACCAGATAGCGGCGTTCTCCGTTGGCGTTGCAGAACATGGCGTTCATTGAGTTGATACGGTCTTTAACCGGCGGGTTGGCATCATCAACAATGACGCTGAATCCGGCATCGTTGAGCTGAGCAATATCGGTCTTGCTGGCGTTCTGGGACTTGCGGGAGTCGCCTGACGCATCCGGATAGATGTAAATCTCCCGGCTTTTAACGTATCGGCCATCCTCGTAGCGCCAGAACTCTTCCTGGATGCGCTTAATCATCGCTGGCGTGTCGTAGACCTTCACCACCTCACGGACCGCGCGCGGCAGGCCATTACGCTTAACGTGAACAATCGCGGCCATTTTTCCAACGTTGAAGTCCATACCGATAAACAGCGGATCCCCGTCCTGAATCTCATCAGAACAGTTATTCAGCTTGCGGTTAAAGGTGTGGTAAATGGTTCCGCTATTGAGGTTCGTAAACTTCCCGCGCAGATAGGCCTGAATCAGTTCATCAGGGTAAGAACTCAGCAGTGATGGGATGTAATCAGGCGGTAGATTCTTCGCATTGTCGAACGTGCTGGCCTGAATCAGGCCATACAATGCGGCAAGCTCTGGCTTTTCACGTACCGCCTTCACGAACTGCTGGTAGACGAACTTGAAGCCTTCCGGCGTTGTCGTGACGTCAATTCCATTTCTCAGACCGGGAATGTTGTAACGCATACGTGCGATGATTTTTCGCCATGCCTGCTGTGCTTTGGCTGCCGCCATGACGTCCAGCTCATCCACCATCGCGTTACCGATTTTAAAGCCGACTATCGAGCCGGGTTTCTCCATCGAACGGCAGATGGTTGTCCCGCGGTAGCGCCGCCCCTCGTAAAAGTGAACCTCTTTGTTCCCCTCGTTGATTTTGACGCTCAGCCCCCAGTCAAAGGCCACCTCTTCAATCGTCGGGTAGAAGATGTCACGGATCTGCGGATATGTTGGCGCAAAATAGCCCTGGTTAATCTTAGGGTGCTCCCACATTCCCTTACAGATACCGCCACAACCCACCCACGTCTTACCGGAACCGAACCCAGCAACGTAGGCTTTAAACTTGTGCTGCATTGCGAGGAACCGCGCCTGAGGAATGTTAAGTGTCGGGCTGATCCCCATCGTCCGCCCTCGCGTCCACTACGTTGATATTGATCTGCACTGGGGTTGGTTCATCGTCGTCACCATCGCCCGCCAGCTCTTTGCGGAGTTTTTCCACCTCCAGTTGCCGACGCTCGATTTCGATCTGCTGGAGGCGCTGCGCGAACTCGCTATCGGCCAGGCCAAGGCGCTTCATTACCGCTTCGAACATCCGCTCGCGGCTGATAGCTGTGACTTCAACACCGTTCTTGCCGACCTTCACGCCAGAGTATGCGAGCCGCGAGACTGGAGGGAGCTTGCGGGTGTCAGGGAAATAAGGCTGGCCAATGCCGTCACCATTGCAGCGCGGACATTCTGGATTTGGTTCTCGGTTATGGTCATAGCCGTAACCGCCGGAATCTTCGGGTTCACGTCTGTCACGCTCAACAGCCTCGAGCCTCTTCTCTTCGAACTCGACTGCATCGCGCCACTGGTAGTGATTACCGAAGCCCCAGCAGTAACGGCAGGCACCGCGGCGATACTGCGACAGCTGATTGGCATCGAAGGTAGCGAGCTGCCACATCTGCGCGAGAACCTCATCGGCACTGCCAAGCGTGCGCGCAATAGAGGCTTTTTGCTGCTGCGCAATGGCCTGCGCAACGTTAGGATTCGCTATGAGCTGACGGCCATAGTTCGGGTCACTATAACCAGCACGTGCGGCGGCAGCGGTGGCGTTGTTGTCTTTAAGGTACTCCGCGACAAATAAGCACTGCTGAGCTGTAAGTCCATCATCATCCACCAGCTCATCTGCGCTTTTATCTTTCTGCGCAGTGCGCATTTTTTTCTGCGCAGGTTTTTGCGCAGTGTGCGCATAAGGTTTTTTGATATATCGACGGGCGGTAGCGTAGTTCAGTCCCTGCGCTTCACACCATTCCTTTGGTGATACGCCGGTTGCGGCATGATCGGACAGGAACCGCTGCTGAAGCACGCCCCAGTCCGGTTTTGCCATAGTCTTAGTCCTATGATTGAAGCCATAAAAAAAGCCACAGAACTGTGCCTGTGGCTTTTCATTCGGAAAATTTTTAGTCTGGAACTAATTCAAGGCGTTCCATTTTTTGATAGACACCGTCAAGGACATCAGAAAAAAGATATCTAAACTTATACTTTTTCCCAATGATACTCTCAAAGGAAATAAATAGTTCAACCTCGTCAGGGATATTGACATCTTCAATTATGATTTCTGGTAATGTTATAGGGGTTTTTAACATGTCTTTTGCAAATGAATTATACCCCCCAAACCCACCAGGGAATTCTATTCGAACATTCCGAGCTTCTCGCTCGTCAGAATAGACTGGAATTTTATATGTATATTTCATACCACTCTTACTCTGCCAAGCTATCCTTTTTATACTGATATCTGGCTTCGTTTCAATTTCCCTAATTTTCTTATTTTCTTCTATCAAACTCGCATCAGCCAGAAGTTGCTCTCGTGCGATAGAAACCATTTCTTTGTATTGGTCTACTGAATTCTTAAGCTCATCGGCCTGAAGTTTTAAGGCTTCTGTGTTTTGCTGTAACTCCCTCTGCTGCTGGATAAATCCGAGAACAAGCCATAAAAAGGCAACAGGTGAAAAAGCCCCAGCAAGGAAGTCTCCGAATTCATTCCAGCTTACCATGACATTTAAATTCAGTTTCAAAATGGTTACACAGAGCATTAAAAAATAAGCGCCTGCAATGCCTAAACCCCACCAGAATAATTTCATATCCAACTCCATAGATGCAAGTGGGAACATTTAATGATCAAATTAGCGAAATCGTCAATTCAAACATTGATTACGCACATACGCCTGCAAGCCGGTCAGTTGTTTGGTGACGGTGACGATTCTCTCTCTGAGGGTGAAATAATCCCGTTCAGCGGAGTCAGTAAGTCGGGGGCTGGTTGCATCATCCAAGCCGGTGGCGCTGGCCGCTCCGTTCGCTGGACATCTGGCGTTGACGTGCAGCCCACACTTACCAGAGCTAACGCAACGCTGCAGATCTTCAAGCTGAGATTTCGCATCGGAAAATTCCTTCGTGTATTTAGCATCCAGCGCAGCGACATCTCGCTGTCGGGTCTGCATGTCTTTGATGGTGGCGTTCGCCAGGCTGAGTTTCTCAGTGGCTATATCGCGCTGGTCTTTATAAGCGATGGCGTTGTCGCGGTAGTGGCTAACCGCCCAGGCCATGGAACCCAGCAGAAACATAACGACAGCGCAGATCATTGCTGTTAATCGGCTCATTTCTGGCCCCACTCGCAAACTTCATGCTCAATCTCGCGCCGGGTGATAAGCCCCTTCCACTGCTTGCCACCGGCATACGTCCAGCGCTGCAGTTCTTTACATGCACCCGGAACGTCGCCGGAATTTAATTTTTTCAGCAGCGTCGATCTGCTAAACGCTCCAGCTCCTACGTTGTAGGTGAAAGAGTAAAGTGCGGCACGAGTGGTTTCGGGAATATGGACTTTAATCAGCGGGTCGATAGCTGCAGCTAACTTGCGCAGGTCGGATTGAAGCAAAGCGTCACATTCTTTATCGGTGTATCTGTGACCGCGGCGAATGTCAGCGCCGGTGTGGCCATCGCAAACAGTCCAGACGCCGACCACATCCTGATAGGCGTAATAACGCCGCCCTTCCAGCCCATCCGCATTACCCAGCATGACAGCTGCAATTGAGATTGCTCCGGCTCCGCCAACAATGACGCCCACCAGCTTATTTCTGAGTGTCGGGTTCATCTCGGCTCCTGCTGCGGCGGTTGTCTTCGCGGATTTTGAAATAGAGATTCGTCAGATACGTCAGTACAGCGATGATAATGCCCACCAGCACGCCGATAGCGTTCCACTGCTCGGGACTGTAGGCATTCAGCATGCCGTTTAGGATGCTACCGGCTGAAGCGCCGTAAGCAGCACCGGTGGTTAGTTTGTCCATGCGATACATACTCTCACCTCGCGTAGTTAGCGGGTGCTGTGTGTTTGAAAAGGGTCAGTCCGTCGGGACGATTTAACAAGAAGGCGTGTCGATGATGGTTCCTGAAGCCTGAAATTAAAAAGCCAGCGACAGGCTGGCAATGTGAGGGTAAGGCAATGTACAGGATATTATTTAGAACCAAACGACCTAGAAGCTAGCTAAACAGATGGCATTTGTGTAAAACGATGATATCAATCAGCAGGTGTTCATCGTGAAATACATTCGGTTAATTTTAAGGCTCATAACAGTATCACTTTATGTGTTTTTGGTTGTTTTTGGCACTGGATTTGTAGGTTCGAGTACAGCCAATGCAATTAATCTTGAAACACTTAACCTAAATTACTCATTAATCGCAAAGGACTCGGCGGTATACGCACTCTGCGCAACTGGTGCGACATTAGTTGTTCCACCTGTTCTATATTCAATCCAACATTATGTCTGGCCAGTGTTGAAGTTTATCGGCTTGAAGATTCGCTTCTTCTTCCATGGATACTAAAAAGCTCGCAGCTGGCGAAGCATCGCTTATTTTTCCGTTACAGCGCTAGCTCTTCAATAATTCATAAATCGCCAGAAACAAAAAGCCCCACGGGGTTAACCGCAGGGCTTTAAACGAAGGCAATAACCCATCGTTAGAGCAAAATTACCACAGTTTCGGGAAAAGTAAATAGCTCACGATAAGTTCACGCCCTATTTTGTTATCTTCTTCAGCTGCGCATCAGCCCACGCCTCTTCGATATCAAACTTGGTGATGAGCTGGTCGTAGAATGGCTTAACAGACTTCTTCCAAGTATCGAGGCTGATTGCATCCGTTATCTGACACACCGCGGCGTAAGCCTCAGTTGATGGAATTCGTTCATACCCCCGCCCGCTGCAGCGCTTACAGTCAGCCAGAACCGGCACACCCTGCTGTTCAGTAAGAACCTGATTAACGGCTTTCCCGCGTCCATGGCAATCTCTACAGGCACAACTAACGACCTTCTTGCCCTTACACTGAGGGCAGAGAACGCGTTCAACCTCTCTGATCTCCCTGCGCACCTCATACTCTGAAGGACGAATATCCTCAGCGCCCATGTTCAGGGACATCTTCACGAACCTCTTCTCTTTTGCAGGAGTGTGAGACTTCATGCTGAAAACCTCAGCGTCAATAAACCCTTCCCCATTGCAGCCATTGCACTGCTTCACGCTGGCGGCGCTGCGGGAATATTCCTCGAACGCGAAGGTGGCAAACTGGTGCATTACTAATGGCTTAACCCTGACATCCAATTTACGAAGCGCAGCAACCCGATCGCACTTGGTAAGCGCATACTGGGCCAGCAATTCGATCGCCCTCTCCCGATCGTTACTGCTGATCCCCATCTTCCCGAGAAAGGCGCTGTAACCCAAAGCTGCCCGTTCCTGCATCATGCCCATGGCAGCCATGATATCCGTTCCGGTTAATGAGTCTGACGCCGTAGCACGCGGAGAGTCGCTAATCATTGTCGATTTGGCGAAATGATATTTGAGGGTATTTTCAAGATTCATGCGGTCTCCAGCTCGGTAATGGTGAGTTCTAATTTCCCGCCCTTAACGACAGGCATTTTCACAACGCGATAGTCGACCACCTGGCAGTCATCCAGCCAGAATCCCGCCTTGGTTAAAGCGTCGAATGCAGCTTTCTGCAGGTTATCCAGATCGCGGCGCCGGCGGTCGGGCATGTGACATTCAATACGGATTTTGAGTGGTGCGGCGGTGCGGATATTAAGACGAGCGCTTCGAATGACGCTGGCCACCGCATAGCGATACGCGACGCCATCAGCGCTGATATGCGTACGCCCGCGGTTATGCCGGTAATACCGGTTATTGCTCGGCGGCCAGGGCAAAATGATTTGATATGTCTTCACGTTCACCCCCACATCCGGTTTCGCCAGCGACTGTCCGGGCGCGCTGGTGTATTTGAGGTCGGCAGGAATGCACTGACAGTCCAGGTCACGTAATCCTGGTTTAGGCTGCGCTCAACGCGCACGCCGCGCGCTTTGTAACGCTTGACCAGTTCGTCGGCCTGTTCGGTGCTGCAGTCGGTATGATGGAACCAAGAATATTTCATACCCGTCACCCCGCAAAGCCAAGCAGCTGCACGGCGACGTTTTCTGCCTCATCACGACTGCGGAATGAACGGGACAGGACCCAGCGCCAGAGGACATCGAGCGCAGCTTTATAGAGTTGTTGAAACTCGAGCTCGTCCATGTTGGCGAATGAGATGCTTCGAGGATGCTTTTTGAGTGTGCCGTCTGGTAGCTGAATGGCATCAAAGTGCCCTGCCTCGACAATCACCCAAGAGCGGTAAGCATCGAAGGATTTGCACAGGCTAATGCCATTCGTGACACGCCGGTAAGCAACCTGTTCCAGATACTGCTCAGCAGCATCGATCAGCGCCCCTTCATTCCCACCATAAGAAGCGAGGAACTTGGCATACCCGGTTATCAGCTTCCGCTCGTTACTCGAGATAGCCCCGCCGGTTGGTTCCCAGTATTCAAAACCGAGATTGAGAAGCGCGAAAAAGCGCCGGTGAAATGCCGGGTTTCGTACCCGCCTGAACTCGGCAACAAGAACATCGCCGAGCCGGGTTTTGGATTGCAGGATATCGCTGGTCTCCGGCGTAGCCGGGATCAGTATTCCTGAGTGGTGTTTTATAAGTTGTAATTCTAGCGCCATGGCTCTCTCCGTGGCGCATCAGGTATAGGGTGTTCAGACCTATGAAAGAATAATATCAGACGGTGGTGTAATTCGGTACCCAAGCCGTTTTGCAAATTGCATGAACCCGTTGAGAGTGAAGATTTCTTCCTCTTCGAGTAACGGTCGTAATGAAACTATTCCATTTACTCGATAAACCAGATATCTCCCTTCCGCCGGGAAGCTATAGATAACTGCTTTATCGGCCCTTCTGACCACGTCGTACCATTGATCATCTGCATTAAAGGCATCTGCACTACACACTATTTCCCCCAGAGCGACTTATTGACGCGGTAAACAGTAATCGGGAACAGCCAGGGGAACGCAGACAGCGATACTCTTTGAAACTGCTCCAGTGAAATTCACGCGATTAATAAAACCACTCGTCCGCGCTTTCCCAGGTCTCCTGAAGTATCTGCTCGACCTCTTTCTTGTCGCCTCCAAAAACGGTCAGACCATCAGTACTGGCTCGCTTTATTGTCAGCTGGCATTCATCGAACTGTTCGCTGAGTCTTTTAAGCAGTTCTGACTCGAGCGCAGGTATAGCTCCATCAGGAAGTTTCTTCATGCGATCAATGGTTAGTTCGATTTTCATTTTTCCCTCCGCAATGAATTACTGTATGCATGCACAGTATGTTTATAAACTTATGTAACGGATTTTGCAACGTTTTATGTGATAACAATGTATCGCACGGAGAATGTGTCCCCCCAAACAAGCAACAGGTAACTTCTAGCGTGAAGACCTGAAGTTTATGTGGTTTGAGTGTTTTAAAACGGAAGCATGAATGAACATTTGGATATGTATCATGGCTCACAAGCAACATGTCATGACCACACTCTCCAGCCAGAACCTGCCTTGTAGATTCGCGCTTTGAGATCATCGTTCAAGTTCCCGTTGCAAATGTTCCCATCATTTGAATTAAAGATTTTTCAGCCATTGCCGATACTACTCTGGTCCTTGCTTGTGACGCGTTCAGTGTTCAGTGCTGTTTGCTTAGGCCATCCGGACTGATTACATACCGCCTCATCAAAGCCAATCCTTAATATAAAGGGAACTTATGAGATTAAAATATGCAGCACTCATACTCGCCGTTGCCATTACAGGCTGTGATGACAAAAAAGACGTGATCGGTTGTTCTTCTGAAATGACCCAGTCAGCGCTAATGGATTTATTAAAAAAATCTGCTTATGAAGGACTCTCTGAACAGGTCGACAAATATCCTGACGTCACAAATCAGACCAAAAGAAGCGCCTTGGACAAGATAAAACTGGTCATCTCTGAAATCTCCACAACCTCAAGTGACACGGGTAGCACAATGAAAACGTGTGAAGGTACTGTGACGATGACCCTACCTGCGAATGAGTACGCTCAGCTTTCTGATGCTTACAGAAAAAACTTTAACCGTAATCTCGATAAGCAAATGGAAAGCCTGTCTTTAGATAACAACGCAAACAGCTTTTCAAAACGCATCTCCTACACAGCACAGGCGACCGACGATCAGAAAAACGTTTTCGTAAAAGCCTCCTCTGATAATCCGATATCTGTGGGCGCCGCTGCACTTACATCGCTTTCAATCATCAACCCGATCGTTGAACAGCAGAAGATCCAACAGGCTAAGGATGCCCAGCAGAGCCAAATTGAAGCGCAACAGCAGGCTCAACTCAGGGCGCAGCAACAGGCCCAGTATGAGGCAGAGCAGCAAATTGAGAGACAGACACAGCTGCAGTCACAAGAAAAGGCAGAACAGCAGTTCCAACAGCAAAACACTGGGAGCCTTGATCAGTCCCGAATGGCCTTTGCGAATGCCGACTCTGATTTGAATACCGCCTGGAGCACATTAACGCCGACAAAGAAAAAGGAGTTACTGCCTTCTCAGCGCCAGTGGATCAAAACAAAGGATGCTATGTGTGGCAAAGTTTCGATGCAGGGAACTGATTCAGAAGTTAAGAAAATGGTCGACTGTCAGACGCAAATGACCCTTTCAAGGACTGCTTTCATCAGAACACAATAACTGAAGCCCATTTCAGGCTGGTGGCCAGAAATGAGCTGGCCCCAGCGTAATGCTTGCTAATTTACGGCGAGTCCTGTGACATTTTTTCAAACATAGCACATACTCGTTTCGTCATAACCGTCGTGATTCAAAATGATCATAAGTCAGTTGTTTTAGCTGTTCTAGTCCTTGATGGCATGTCCGCATTGTGCCAAAGGAGGAGATTGCTAACATCTACATAGATCAATCCGCGGGGAAAAGACTAGTGATTACGCGCGTACTACTCAAAAAAGGCCATAAAGTGAAGATAGTTTAAGTGACATTGAGTACGGAAGTTGTCTATAAATGGATTTTATAATAGATTGTAGACTCAAAAGGAAGTTAAGAAATTCACTTATGGTTTAGCTTTAATATTTAAATTAGGAGTGTAGCGAATGAGCAAAATAAGTGCTATTTTTATAGAGAAAATGTGGGGTTATAAAAACGTCCACCTAGAATTAAACGAGTCCATTAACTTTCTAATAGGTGTTAACGGCTCAGGTAAAACTACAATAATAAATATTATTAGCAATGCACTTTCTGTTGATGTTGGGCAGTTGCTGGCAATGCCATTTAGTGAATTAGCAATTCTATTTACAGAAGGAGAAATGATTAGAGTCGAAAAAACAAGCAAGACTAATGTGAGTTTTTTTATTAACTTCAAGGACGATGTATTTACATTCAATCTAGAGGATGATGAGTATAATTTCGCCATGGACCAAAAGATAGATGAGGCGAAGTCTATAATTTCTAAGTTTTCATTGATTGACTTTTTGCCACTATCCCGAACTGGGAGAAAAGAATATGAACACGATCCTTTTTCTGACTCACCGTCTGACCCAGTAAATAATAAATTAGACATAATAAAAAATGAACTCGTCAATAGGTTCTCCAGACAGTCAAAGATTTATAACAAAATTGCCAGCAACTTCCAAAGAGACATATTTAATAAGTTACTGGAGGTTCCTGGAGAAGATGAACTTAATTTTTATAATAACTACTCCAACTTAGATAAAGACGAAGCTTCCCTTCGTGAAATATCTAACTTCATGTCTCCACAAAAAGAGGGGGTAACCAACAAAAGATTAGAAAATTATTTTCATAAATTACGCGGCGTTATGTCTAGCTTTGAGAGGAAAGATCATAATTTTTCAGTGACAGATTTAGGGATAATGTTTAATGCCTGGAGGACCAGTTCATTAATCGCAGATTACGAAAGCCTTAAAAAGAAAAAGGATGATATTTTTAGAAGTCAAAATGAATTCTTTGAAGTATTCAAGCTCTTTTTCCCTAAAGAAAAAGAGATAATATTGTCAAACCAAAATGACTTGGTAATGAAAACTTCAAATGGTCATATCAACTTAAATGAACTTTCATCAGGCGAGAAGCAGATGATAATTTTACTTGGCCAGATTTATCTAAGTGAAAATAAACCGATTCTATATATTGCCGATGAACCTGAAGTATCACTACATGTAAAGTGGCAAGATAAAATAGTTGATGCTCTTTTGACTATCAATCCTAGAGCTCAGTTTTTATTAGCAACCCATTCTCCTGATGTTATTGGGAGAAGAAGAGATTTTGCGTTAAAGGTATAGAACATGGAAGATGATTTCATTTCAAGAACACCAAATGGACTATTTGCCGAAGCAATGGTCAGAGATGTTAATTTAATTTTCCATATTGAAGGGAAAGGTGACAGCAAAGACATAACTAAACTGCCAGACTATATCTATTATGAATCAATTATATCTAACTTCTTTGATGGGAAATATGAGATAAAAGTTGAAGGAGGAAAAACAGCACTACAATCCATGGTGGAGAACTTATCAACCTTATCAGATAGAGATTCCCATATCATTTTCATGGATAGAGATCATGACGAAATGATATCAAATGGTCTAATTAATGATAATTTCGTTTTTTATACCTTAGGGTATAGTTATGAAAATGATTTTTGGACAAGTAAAATACTAAAAAAAGTATTAATCTCTCTTCTCGCAGAAAACCCAATAGTTGATGTATTTATAATTGATTGGAAGAAATTAGAAAAAAAAATAGCCTTCATTCATAAGTTTAACCTCCTGTCGAAAGTAAATGGTAAGCAAATTTTCAAATTCAAGGGGTTGTGTGGCGTTGTATTTGAATACAAAAATGGTTCTTTTATTGTTGATTCGGAATGTCTTTTACGTTTAAAGAGCATATGGGATGGATTTGGTGTGCGTTTTACGCCACAAACAAGAAAGATCAATAAGTTACTTAAAGAAAAATTCTACTCGCATCCGGGATACTTAATCCAGGGGCATGCGTATGAATCTTATGCACTAGAAGCCATCCATCAATTAAATAATTCCTGTCAATTATTTGAGAATAATATAAAGAGCTTTTCTATTTATAAGAATATTGCTTTTTCTCATTTCCGTTCATCGCCACGTTGCTACATGTCTACTTCAACTATCGCTTATTACGAACAAATATTTTCCAAAATCCAGCGAGTTTAAAATCAAATATACCCAGCCCTTTTTTAAGGGCTTTTTCCCCACATAACACCGTTATGTTATTTTCGAACTGAATTTTCCTAATCTATATTAATATTATATTATTGCAGTTGCGGGATAAGGTCCGCTTTTCGCTCAAAGCTGCAAGTCAGAAACTTTGAACTCTGAAGTTGTATCGGTAGCAGTTCTGCATGTCTGAACTGAATATACTGTACGTCCATGAAGAGCTAATTTTGAGTAAATGGAAAGAATTGCCAGCAGTTCAGCCACCGCAGCGGTGTCTCGATGCCGGATTGTGCCATCAGTAATTCAGATGGCCGTGCAGCTGCTGGTGACATAATGCCTGCAGCGGGCAGAAAGTGCTGTACGTCCAATCCGGGCGGGAATTATAATAAATGCGTATTTTAACGATGCGAGCGGCAACAGCTTAAGTCTGTCATACGATGAGGGATGTGCATGGAACTGGAAACTGAATTTCGCTACCCCAACGTTATCGATTTCTTTGGCACGACCCTTTTTCACCTTTGCCATTTCACAACACTAGACCTTCATAACTACGCTGCATATAATAAATATTCAGAGAATAATATTGAAAATAGCAATGATAAGCTTTGTGATGAAATAAACAAACGACTGAAAAAAAACGGTGAAGAGTATCATGAGGACATTATTGATAGTTACAGCCAGGAGATTCAGGAGTTTAGTGATATATACCCCCCTATGCATCGAAAGGCAATGGTGATAACTCTGTATAACTTCTTTGAGCATCAGATTAAAACGTTATGCGCCGAAATAAATATGCTGCTTCCGCAGGATATGAGTGCTAAGTATAAATTTAATGATGTGAGCATTAAAAAGTATCGTCAATTTTTAAGGTGTGAAGCCTATTTTGATATACATCAGGGGAATTTATTGTGGCAACGATGGGAGGATATGCTGAAAGTGGCACAAATCAGGCATGTTCTGGTTCATTCCGAAGGTGAGATTGAGAAACACAGAGCAGAACGGCTAGCTGATATAGAAAACTACTGTAAGCAAAAAAAAGGAATCAGTTTAATCCGACACCGGATCACCATTGATGCGGGCTATGTAGCAGGGCTTATCGCTGAGCTTATCTCACTGTTTGATCTACTAGACAGACAGGTGAACGCATTCATCCATCGATATGAGTGCGAGCATGGCCGTTACGACGTTCCGCTCCCGATGGGAGCATCACGAGCGCCTCTGTGATTGGTTGTGAAGGTATTACTTCGCTTCTGGTTCGAGCCACTCAGTAATATCTTTTGCTTCAATGATGTAATCGAATAACACTATGATTTGTTCTAATTCATATGCGGCTCTGAACAAATCACCCATGAACATATGCTACAATCCTGTCTGCTGAAGAATATATTGTGTGGGAGCAAAGTCTGCCAAGAAATTATGCGCCATATTGTTGCGCCTTTCTACAAATATTATTAATAAATAAATGTAATCAGAACGTAACTTGTTGTCTTCTAATGCAGCACGTGTGCGGCCCAGGGTATATTTTTCCAGTTTTTTAGAGGTAATAGCAACGCCAGGCATTGATAAAAGTACTTTCTTTAGACCAAATTCGAGCAATTGAGCTTTGCCCATAAAGATGCCCTAGGCTTCTAGAAATTCCTTTCCCTTATAGTTTTTCAATCCATTCTGAACCAAAGCAATAATGTCTTCTTTTGTGAGTAAATCAGCTATATACGCATACTTATGTAAATGAGAGAAGGAAAACCATATTATATGTTAAAATCCTCCTTTACCGGCAGTTTTGCGGCTATACTGGCTCATAGATGACGGGTGATACCAACAACTTTTCAGCAGCTGTTACCTAAACTCTGGCAATGGACAATAGAGGAAGCGATAACAGATAGCCGCTATTAAATGCTCATGAGCAGTTCAGATAAAAGCGTACGCTTATCGCTCATAGCGGACCTTTTGCTCAGTCAGTTCGTCCGCTCCGTGCCAGAAGCGGGCGCTATTTACCCACAACAAAGTTGCAAACCGCTTTTTACCTCACTGTAAATCGAGCACAGGTGCCGTTTTGTCCGAAATTCGTCTTATGTACTGAGTTAAGCAAAACTTTTCTGGCGAATAAGTGATTAGCAAACGGTCGCTAAGTAATATGCTTTTGGGTAGTCAAATCAAATGCAATTTCGCAGAAAATGTCTGGTGAGCAGCATCATAACCGGGTGATTACACTTCTTGCTAGGCATTACGGAGTTGGGTGAAAAACTGCCTCATTTTGTCGCTCTCCGTTGAATGGTGCGCTCGCCTGTGATCATTGGGACAAAGTACTACAAGATTAGCCAGTGTATCGAGACCTTCTTCGCTCAAAGGCTGAATATGATGCACCTCAGCAAAGAGAGTCCCTTTGCTCGTCAAAAATCCCGGCTCGCCGCAATACTCACAAATTCCACGGCTTCTTTTTAATGCCTGCAGTCGCAACCCACTGCTCCTGCGGGCCGCTTCTGATTTCTCTATACTGCTGTCATCACGAAAATCACCATGCTGATCTTCGTATTGAGCGACTTCACCTCGGGTAAGGAATAATACACCTGTCAGATCGTCGTAGGACGCAGACCACTGTTCGGTATCCAGAATGCGCTTGCTTGTATTGCGTACCTTCAGCAGCACGCGGACCGGCAATCTCCGCCGAATAATCTCCTTATAAATGTCATCGGTTTCCTTTCCTTTCCTGTCCTGACCCCGAGCTTGGTAGCTGGTCGTGTATGTATCTTCCGAGCCGGTCGATATCTGGATGTTATCGGTCCACACGTTAACCACTGCGATATCACCCTCAAGCCAAGCCCAGCGTTGGTTGTGGTTAGGTGAGTTAGCATGTGGCCAGTTATCTAATGACATGCCGGCCATTTTCAGCAGGTCGTAAATCCGTAAATTTCTTTTCGGAACAGGCAAACCCATCATTGATTCCATTTTTATAGTTGGTTAATAAATTACTCCAACAATTTTTATTTTTCTGGTCCGCATCGCAAGGCTTTTCTTCTCTATTCTTTAGAAAATCCCCAATATCAGAGCGGCATGACGCTTGAAGGGTAATCATGTCGCTTCAGGCGATGGCACAAATGTCCATTTTTACCATTTCAGGGGCGTGAAGATCGTCCAGTGCCAACTTCCGCTTCTCGCTCATAACAGAACATTTCCTCACTATGCCCTGCCATCTGCTTTCATCCGCTGATATTTAGCTTTCAAAAGCTCCGCCGGTGTCGGCCCCTTCGGAGCAACTGGTGCAGCCAACGCCTGTCGAACGGGCGGAATCGGTTTCCCGGCCAGCACCCGCTTTTCCCACATATCTAGAATGTCGCTGGCCTCACGCTCGAGCTCTTTGTGACTCAGTTGGCCATCGGTACCACGACGCCGCAGCTCCAGACAGATGTGATAATAAACCGGCTTTGGCCAGGGATACTGCTCACTGCTCGGGTACCGAAACACCAGCTTACGCCACTTCCAGTACTCAGCCATTACGTCAGCGGTGGTGATCCCCAGCGCGCAGCGCCCTTCCCTGCACCACTTGATGAACTGGCCTGGCGAAGGCAGAAATGGGCGTTCCTGACGGCGCACCATTCGCATGCCCGCTTCAACCTGTTCCAGGGTGGTGATCCCGTTTTCTTTGAAGGCCAGCACCCACTGACGGCGGATCTCGTTCACGTCTTCCTGGCTGCGATTAACCAGGCTTGCCGGAAACGCGGCCGCCAGCTGTACAAACAGGCCGTTGATAATCTGCGCTACCTGCTGCGTTTGTTCGCGTTCGGTGTACTGCTCATGCAAGTTGTGCGCCACACGGCGAGCCTGTTCCCGGTCAAAATTGCGAATGCTCTCGGCAAGGTTTTTCATTCCAGCACCCCGTCAATCCAGTCGGTGTTATGCAGGTCGATGCTGCCCCGGTAAGGTTTTGCCGTTCCGGTTGCACGCAGCCGCTTGGTAGTGAGCTGATCCCACTGTTTGCGCAGACTCGAGGGGCTCAGGATGTTGTCTTTCCAGAACTCGTCCCGGTTGGCCCACTGGAACAGGTCACAGATTTCGTAGTGAGTACGCTTGTCCTGGACACGCATCAGCCTGATGGTATTTGCCCATTCAGCCCAGTTGGGTTCGGATAGCGATGCATTGACGGTGAGAAGCCTGTCGTAAATCCAGCGAGCGGCCTTGAGGTCGTCAGCGGATCCCCATGATTTACCTGCCGGGGTGTATATCCCGGCGGCAGCTTCTGGATGGCGTGAGAGAAACTTTTGGGTTTTCTGGTTTCGGGATTCGTCAGAATTCCGAGACGAGGATATTTTAATATTGTTCTTGTTATAGTCTTGGGTGTCTACCGTTTCCGGGAAGGTTTTTCCCGTTTTCGGTAACACTTTTCCCGATTTCGGGAAGACTTTTCCCGTTTTCGGTTTGTCTAAAATCCAGGCGGAAAGGTCAGTATTTATACCGACCGTTTTCATCACACCTTGCTTCTGACTGAAGATAATTTTGCGTTCTGCGAGCGATTTGAGCGCATCAGAAACGTGGGAATCACTCAGCCCTGTAAGCTCGGCAATCACCGTGTTAGTAACGCGGTCCTGTTTCTTGTTCCAGCCGTAGGTAAGCCAGATCACCGCCTCAAAACACTGCCACTCCCGGCCTGACATTCTCAGACGAGGCTTGAGCTGTTGGATCTCGTTAGCGACCTTGGTATACCCGTTCGACAGGTCGGCCATACGACCTCCCGGTTGTTCGGTTCTGTGGGGGAAATTGATAATTTCAGCTGTGTTTGACATACTTAGCTCCGCAATTACACTCCGTTTTTGCACCTGAAAGCCGTTGGTGTTCGAGCACCGCGGCTTTCGCCTTTTCTGAAGTCTTCACATTGCCCCCAACATGGTTGTCACCATCGCCAGCAGAGGTGCCGTAAGGTCAGGATCGACTCTGAACATTTCGAAAATCCCCTCGCCTAGCTCCTTCAGCTTTTCCTTCTTCGGTGCATCGAGCATCAGAGCTTGCTTCGCCTCACTCACCTCTTTTTCCAGCCGGGCCATTCGGTAAGCAAACGAGTCGTTCTTTACGACACGGTCGCGGTATCGAAGCGGTAATACGGACATGATAGCGGGCACCAGCTGTTCGACGTTCTTTCGGTACGATGCGGAGTCGTCTTTGTTGTCGAGCCAGCGGAACAGCTTCACGTTCCAGACATCGGCCTGGCCTGAGAAATCCACTCCATCAAGTCGAAGTTCTTCCGCCGCTTCTTGGATTTGAAGCGCAACAACTACGCGCCCTTCTGCCGCTGCCCACGCCCGGACCGCAGAACAAATATCGCGATGATCAATATCCTGTGCGACAGATTCGCTTTGATGACACGGGAATATCATTGGATTAGAGGAAGCTCTGCTACTCTGTTGAAATGAAACAGTTTGCATTGTTAAGGCTCCTGTTTAGGTAAACCGTCTGTGGGATTTGGGTAGAGATCTGGGCGCAGTTCGTGTGGAGTCACACCAGTGGCCGCGTAGATTTGTAGGACCCGGTCAGCAGGCACAACACCTTGATACCGGTTTTTCCAGCGGCTGACTGACATCGGCTTGATGCCCAGCATGTTTGCGAGAGTCGTGGCTGTATCAGCGGACTTAATGGCTTTTGTTAACCCGTTCATCGTTGTCTCCGATTTGAATGCACCCAAATTAAGCCTCAGACTTAATTTACAGTCAAGTCTCAGGCGAATTTTCAAGTTTAAGCAAAAGGCTTATTCTTCTAAACATGAAAGAGAAAACCGTACTTAATCCGATACTTGTTGAGCGCCTATCAGAGCTAAACGGGCGCGGCATGACCAAATCTGATATGGCTAGGGTTGCTGGGGTAACCCCTCAGTCTGTGAACGGCTGGTTTAAAAAAGGCGTGATCAGCAAGAATTCTGCTCTCGCTGTCGCTGATGCAGCTGGTGTATCGGTGCCGTGGTTACTTGGTGAGGATGTCGGCGAGAAAGACGGGCTCAAGCCTGACGAACAGCGCCTGCTGGAGCTCTACCGCCAACTGCCGGAAGAAGAGCAACAGAATATGCTTCGGATCTTTGCGATTCGACTGAAAGAACTAGACGAACTGTATGAGAAGTACATGAAGGGGCGGATTCGATCCCAGCCCGAGTAGATTGCTCTCGTCGCAGCAAAGATGATGAATCACAGATAAATTTAGCCAAGCTAAGGCACGGGTTATACTTAAGGCAAGAACTGGGATATGCGTGCGAATATGAGATGAAAAAACCTAATGGCATTACGTTAAAACTTGGTGGTACTAACCCAGACTCCCTGCCAGCAGGGAAGCTGGCGAAGTATTTGTCCATCATTACTGATATGTATGGACAAGTTGATCATGTTCATCTGGAGTCTGTAAGTGAAGGGTCTGCTGACGTAAACGTCTGGGTTGATAATGAAGCGGCGTATAATGATGTAATATCACGCTCCGTATCCCAAGCAAAAAGTAATGGTAAGCACTATCAAAGGTTAATTTCGCAACTGGATGAGGATGGGTTCACCGGTTCTATTTTTGACAGAAATAGCTCTTTAATCATTAAAATACCTACATCGAAAAAAGAAGAACCGTTTAATTTAAATAAGAACTCAGAAGTTCAAGGCCGCCTTTATAGCGTGGGAGGAAAAGATGATTCCATCCCTGTGAAGCTAGAAGGAGCAAATGGCGAAACATATCATTGCGAAGCAACCCCAGATCTCGCCTTAAAATTAGGCATGCTCCTATTTCGAACATTGCGCGTTAAAGGTGAGGGGCATTGGGAAAGAAAGGATGGGAAATGGAAGCTTAAAAAACTAAAGATATCCTCCTTTGAGGAACTGAAAAAAATAAAGCTGAAAGACGCAAGAAGTCAGATTGTACAAACAACCGGGAATCAATGGTCCGAAGAGGATGACCCAGCATCAATCCTAGCTGCGTTGAGGAAACTGAATTGCGAGTAATATTCGACACTAATATTCTGGTTCCATTTTTAACTGAAATGAAACCCAATTTTACCATAGTAGATCCAGAATCAGGTGAGCTTATATCTGAGGTTCCTCGACGTATAGATGCGCTAGTTGATAGAATTGATAACATCAATGGAACAATAATCATTCCGGCGCCAGTGCTAGCAGAATTTCTTATCGGTATTGATAAAGAAAAACATCAGGCACATATAAATCTAATCAGATCGATGTCCTGTTTTGAAATTGCATCATTTGATGAAATGGCAGCTATAGAATGCGCACAACTGCCAACCCTAAGCGAATTAAAGCAAATGATGAAGTCCAATACAGCCAATAAAATAAAATTCGACAGACAAATAATCTCAATTGCAAAGGCCCTTAGTATTGATGAGGTTTGGACTCATGACCAAGGCGTATTTAAAAGATGTAAACAGTTGGGCATAGCCGTCAGGTCATTGTTATCCGTTGAACCGCCACCAATGCAAGGAAGCATAGATTTTGCAATCGACCCAGCGAGTACGAATTTGCATTAGTAAAACATAGCCCGGCCATCCCCGCCGGGTTTTTTATGCCTCCTTACCCACCAGCCCCACCTCAAATCCTCACACGAACACCCCGATCCCGACCTTAGCATCGGGATTTTTTTTGCATGCAATCCGCTGAACATCACGATTAAGCCTGAAACTTACAATCTATCTCAGCCCAAGACTTGACACAAATTAAGCCTCAGGCTTAATATAAAGTCACCAAGACGCACTACGAACCACCAAGGCAGGACGCCCACGAAGTAGCCGCCGACGGCATACGAATAGTCGGATGAGGTGGAGAGATTAACGCGCATCAGGTGTAAACGTTCCGCTGGCCGGCGATAAGGCAAACGAGGGTGAGAATGAGATTTGACCAGTTATCTGAAGACTCAAAGCAAGCAGCACGCAGGGTGCTTAGCGAGCTGCTTTTAAAAAACAATGCTAGCGCCGAAAGAATTGCCCAGGCATTCACTGATATGGAGCTCTACGAAAACAGCCCCTTACGCTATGAAGAGGCCAAGCCAAACGGCAGCAATCAAGCATCATGAAGGTAGCCATACCATGAATCAAATCGGCAAACAAAAACAGCACTATTCCGAATTAATTGAGCTACTTGTCTTACCTGGTTTGCTACGGTTTCTGGTTCGGTTATTGAGTTTGAATTTAAGTAGTAAGTCGCATCAGGTAGTTTCAAGCGGCGACCAGAATCAGCCAGGATAGTCCTGGAATAACCGAGTGCTGATAGACGCTCATGCAGATTTTCATAGTCCTCTGCACTAGCTCCATACATTTCAATACGAGCAACGAATTGGGTCATATTATTTTCCTTCTTGGCTGTGTGGAAATACCAAGATACCACCGAGCCTGAAGTGGTGAAAAGACAGGCTTATCATGGAGAACAAAATGACTGATTACGCACGTAAACCAGGACGGCAGCAGGCCGTAAGGCTGAACTTCTTCGAGGTGATTCTTCGCCGCTTGTGCTACCTGCTGGCGCAAAAGGGGAATCCAGATGTGTAACTCAACGAAATGCGGGTACTGCGGCAAGCCGGTTGAACCGGAGAAAGTAGTCAAAAGTACCCTTCTCTATCGCAACGGCGCACAGCTGGCGCGCAAAGAAAAAGAATACTGTTCTGAACGTTGTGCTTCGTACGACCAGATGGCCCACGAGGCATAACGTAAAAGCCGCGCAAGGCGGCCCGTCCGTCCGGTGCTCCCGACCAAAGTTACACCGGAAAACTACTTAATAAAAACCAAAGTTCACCCAATGGGCGCTATCTCTGGCCCGGGGATCTTACATCCAAAAAAGAGGATCTCACATGGAATTTTTCTATGTAGTTAAGGCTACGCAGAAATCTGGCAAAGAAGACGCAGTGATTTGGTTCACCGCGAAATCAGAAGCCCGTGCCAACCTGCAGCTCGATGTTGAGCTTGAAGATGCTGGTATTGAAACCGGACGCGGTAAGGGTTACGCCAAACCAGTTCGCACCGATTTCCCTGTTTACAACGATCTGCCTGAAGAAAGCACAGTGGATTACACCTGGTGCAAACGCTACGAACTGCGAGACGATGGGCGCACCTGGCTGCCAAAGGCTAGTGCTGAGTCAACTGGAGCCGTGGACAACACTGCTGCACCGGAAACGACTGTTAAAGTCGAAACTACCGTCGAGAGTGTCCCACTTGAAAACCGCACTCCAGCGGTCCGTTTTGCTGTCCACCTGGCCAGCGACAAATACCAGTCACATATCACTAAAGAGCAGCAACTGGTTGCCAGCGAAATGTCACTGGATGAAGGCAACACCTATCTCCAGAACCTGCTGCTGGCGAAAAACGGCATTCCAGAAGTTGCCGAACTCAGCCTGAACGCTGAGTGGAAACTGGTTCAGGCGATAAAGCAGGTCTTCGCGCCGGATGAAACGCACGAACCTGAAGTTATCGCTGCATTCATGGCTGACTGGGCGAGAGCAGATGCTGGCGACCGCAATCAGTTAGTTGAAGAGTGGAGAAGCGGAAAGCTTACTCTTCTCAAATCTGAAATCGCCAGCGAGACAGGTGTTACAACCGGCCAGGATCTAATACCTGAAAACGGTATTCAGTTTGACGAGAATGATGACGAAACCACACGTTATCCAGTCGTTCGTATGCCGTTCCGGAAGCAGCTACTCGCCCAGTTCACCGCCAACGAACTGCGCCACCACTTAACCCGCGAAGAATACGAAGGTATCAGTGCGCTGGAAATGGACACTGACAACAGCTATGTCCAGAACCTGCTCCTGGCGGCAGAAAACTGCGATGAGGTTAAGGGTTACGATACCAAAGACTTGTGGCGCTACACCGACGCCATTCGCAAAGTGTTCAGCCAGGAAAAGCGTCACGAACTCGCTTTGGTTCTCCGTTTCACCCGAATCTGGGCGGCAACTGATTATATCGATCGCGGCATTCTCGTTCGCGAATGGGCAGCCCGTAACCGTATTAGTAATGTTCATCGCACCGATTCTGGTACCAATGCCGACGGTGGCTATGTAACGGATCGCGGGGAAGGTGCGCACCACACTCTGGACACTCTCGATCTTGAGATCGCATGCGCCCTACTGCCTATGGATTTCCACCACTTCGAAATTCCTTCGAGCGTGTTACGACGTGCAAAAGAAATCGTGGCTAAGAAAGAAGAACCATGGAAATCATGGAGCGCCATCCTGCGTAATCAGCCCGGCGTACTGGCGGTGAACCGTGCGGCAATCTTCAATCTGATCCGCATAGCGCCGGAAAACATCCACCACACGCCAGCGGCTCATCTTGAGTTCGTCAATAAAACCATGACGGCTGAGTTTAACTCTGCTGTGGAGTTACTGCCGTTGCCTACCCCTGCAGTTGAGACTGAAGCCCCAGGTGAACAACCGCAGGTTGAAAATCTCGGCAGCGGCGTGTTCTCCATCGATGGCCTGATAAGTGGAAATACCGAACCGGTCGTCAATACCTCCTCAAATGAAGTCGAAAAAATGAAATACACAGCGGAGACCACCATCGATGTGCAGATGGAAACGGCTAAGTCAGAGAAAGACGAAGATGTTGGTTCGATACCACCGGGCGAAAGCACTGATGCAGCTAATACGCAGACAGATTCCATAGCGCAGGAAGAGCAGCTGTCAGAGCCCATAATCGAATACCCGGCTTACTTCGAGCCTGGCCGCTACGAAGGTCTACCGAATGATGTTTATCACGCAGCAAACGGTATTAGCTCAACCCAGGTAAAAGATGCCCGCGTCAGCCTGATGTACTTCAACGCGCGCCATGTAGCTAAAACCATCCCGCGTACAGCATCCAAAGTGCTCGACATGGGAAACCTAGTGCACGCCCTTGCATTGCAGCCGGAAAACCTCGAAGCAGAGTTCAGCGTAGAACCTGAGATCCCGGAGGGCGCTTTCACCACCACCGCAACTCTGCGTGAGTTCATCGACGAGTACAACGCCAGCCTGCCGGCGCTGCTAAGCGCTGACGAGATTAAAGCGTTGCTTGAACAACATAACGCATCCCTTCCCGCTCCAGTGCCGCTTGGCGCGAGCCTGGAAGAAACGGCTCAAAGCTATATGGCTCTCCCAGCTGAGTACCAACGTATTGAAGAAGGCCAGAAACAGACAGCAACGGCAATGAAGGCATGCCTTAAAGAGTACAACGCCACCCTGCCCGTGCAGGTTAAAACCAGCGGCAGCCGTGATGCGCTACTCGAGCAATTAGCGATCATCAATCCTGATTTGGTCGCACAGGAAGCGCAGAAACCGACGCCGCTGAAAGTGTCCGGCACCAAAGCAGACATGATCCAGGCAGTTAAGTCGGTAAAGCCCGATGCCGTGTTCGCAGACGAGCTGCTGGATGCCTGGCGCGAAAACCCTGGCGAAAAGATTCTGGTTACCCGCCAGCAGCTGGCCACAGCGCGGGCAATTCAGTCCGCACTACTGGCGCACCCGACCGCCGGCATGCTGCTGACACATCCAAGCCGCGCCGTTGAAGTGAGCTACTTCGGTTTTGACGACGAAACAGGTTTAGAAGTGCGTGTACGGCCTGACCTCGAGATTGAACTGGACGGAGTGCGCATCGGTGCTGACCTGAAAACCATCAGCATGTGGAATGTGAAGCAGGAAAGCCTGCGCGCTAGGCTGCATAGGGAAATCATTGATCGGGACTACCACCTCAGTGCGGCTATGTATTGCGAGACCGCGGCGCTGGACCAGTTCTTCTGGATTTTCGTCAACAAAGACGAGAACTACCACTGGATCGCCATCATTGAGGCGTCCACCGAACTGCTGGAACTGGGCATGCTTGAGTACCGCAAAACAATGCGCGCCATCGCATCCGGATTCGACACGGGCGAATGGCCAGCGCCGATCACTACCGATTACACAGATGAACTGAACGATTTCGACCTGCGCCGCCTCGAAGCGCTGCGCGCTCAGGCTTAAGGGGGATTTATGCATAACACAAACGTTACCGTTGCTGACCAGAACACTGTTATTAACTCCAACGTGGCTTTGTTCGATTCCCAGTATCTGAACGCCATCAGCACGTTCGCGCAGATTATGGCGCAGGGCACTGCCACGGTTCCTAAACACCTGCAGGGCAACCAGGCCGACTGCATGGCAGTTGCGATGCAAGCGGCACAATGGCAGATGAATCCCTTTGCCGTGGCGCAGAAGACGCACCTGATTAACGGTGTGCTCGGGTATGAAGCGCAGCTGGTGAATGCCGTCATTTCACGCAGCGGCGTGCTGGCCAGCCGCTTTGAATATGAGTGGTACGGGCCATGGGAAAAGGTCGTTGGAAAATTCCATATCCGTAAAGGCGACAAAGGCGAGTACCGCGTCCCGGGCTGGACCCTAGCTGACGAAGCCGGGATCGGCATTATTATCCGCGCAACCCTGAAAGGCGAAGATCAGCCGAGGGAACTTGATTTACTGCTGGCTCAGGCCCGCACCAGAAACTCTACCCTGTGGGCTGACGATCCTCGCCAGCAGCTGGCGTACCTGGCAGTCAAACGCTGGGCGAGACTATTCTGCCCGGATGTAATTCTGGGAGTTTATACCCCGGATGAACTGGATGATCGCCGTGAAGAACGAGAGGTAAATCCGGCACCGGCGCAGCACGTAAGCCTTGCAGACGTTTCAGGTGACAACGTCACTACCACTCAAACGGCTCAGGAATCAGTTCAAAACATCGATGCGCTTGCTGATGATTTCCGCGACCGTATCGAGGCGGCTCAGGATGTGGATAGCGCTAAAGCACTGCGAGCAGATATTGAAACCGTGAAAGTAACGCTGGGTTCTGCTCTGTTCACTGAGCTGAAAAACAAGGCCGTGAAGCGTTATTACCTGGTGGACGCACGCAACAAGGTTGAGGCCGCTATTAACTCCTTGCCCCAGCCTGACGAGCCGAATGCCGCCGAACGGTTCGCGGAGGCCGAGCGCGTACTGGCATCTTCAAAGCGTCACCTGGGCGACGAACTGCATGGTCAGTTCAGCATCACCCTGGCGGATATGAAACCGGAATACGTGGACTAACGAGATCGGGAGGGGAAACCCTCCCTCAAGGAGAAGAAATGCGACTGATTAATCGAGGCAGTAAGCAATCCCCTTTGGCTCGCCAGGCATGTGAAATCGCACTCGCAGCCCACCAGCAGAGATATGGTGACTACGGGCGCAGCAAGATGAAAGAGACCTATACGGTGAGAGTGGAAGGCGTGAAGGTCTGGGTCGAGGTAGTGAACTGCAAGGCAAGCTACGTGGCCACAGCAATGACTGGCATGCGCCGACTACGCTCCCTGCCCGGCCAGGCAAACTGAAACTGAAATATCAACAACTACGGACCGGCATATCTATACTCATGCCGGTTACCTGAGGTGAACCATGTCACAGGTAATTTTTAACGAAGAATGGGTTGTTGGCGCAAGGCTCACAGAAAAAACAGGCCTGACCGAACGACAGATTGAGAAGTATCGCCAGGGCTGTTGGGTGGAAGGTGTCCATTTTAAACGGGTATCTCCTTCTGGAGAAAAAACCTTGCGTGGCACAACCTGGTATAACTATCCGAGAATTAATCAGTTAATAAGGGATGCGTAAGATGTCAGCTTTGCCTACGGGTGTCGAAATCAGAAACAATAAGATTTGTATCTGGTTTATGTACCGGGGAAAGCGTTGCCGCGAAATTCTCAAAGGTTGGATTAATACCCCGGCGAACATCAAAAAAGCCGGGAATCTTCGGGCTGTGATCGTTAGTGAGATCAACCTTGGAGAATTTGATTACCACCAGCGCTTTCCTTCATCGTCCAGAGCAAAAAAAACCGTAACCACTGTTTCAGTACAAACCTTTTTAGAGCTGTGTGAACTGTGGACGAGCATTAAAGAAACCGAAATTAGCGCGAATACCATGCGTAAGACTCGCTCACAACTCGGTACGTTAATGCACATCATTAACGGAGATACGCCTGTTTCAACTATACGCCACAGCGACATTCTGAAATACAGGAAGGAGCTGTTGAACGGTGAGACACTTTACCTGGCAAATCCCAGAAGTAACAAACAGGGACGCACTGTGCGTACCGTGAACAACTATATATCGCTTCTGTGCTCCCTTCTTCGGTTTGCACACAAATCTGGCTTTATCAGTGGCAAACCCTTTGAAGGGATCAAGAAACTACACAAAGGGAAAGTAAAACCGGATCCTTTAACGAAGCAGGAGTTTAGTTTGCTTGCGGAATCCGAGCGTGGCCAAAGCCTCAATATGTGGACGTTCGCAGTTTATACCGGTGTACGTCATGGGGAGCTTGCAGCTCTTGCCTGGGAAGATATCGACTGGGAAAAAGGTACGGCTCATATACAGCGCAATCTTAATGCGTTGGGCATGTTCGGCCCACCAAAAACCGAAGCAGGTAACCGGGTTATTACCCTATTAGAGCCGGCACTTGAAGCCTTGAAAGCACAGCGCAAGCTGACAGCGCTACAGCCTAAAACCGAAATTGTCTTTAATCATCGCGAGTATGGCGCAGTAGAACATCAAAGCCTGCGATTCGTTTTCATACCACGGATGCGCAAAGGAGAACAGAAAGCCTACTACTCTTTATCGAGCATCGGTGCGAGATTCAACGCAGCTGTAAAACGTGCTGGTATTCGCCGCCGGAATCCGTACCATACGCGGCATACTTTTGCTTGCTGGCTGTTATCTGCCGGCGCTAACCCGTCTTTCATAGCCAGCCAGATGGGGCATGAAAACGCGCAAATGGTTTATGAAGTCTACGGTGCGTGGATTGAAGAAATGAATGGCGAACAGGTGCTGATGCTTAACGATAAGCTCGCACACTGA